ACGTTTAATTGTTATTGAAAAGATATAAACTCAAGTTTTAGAAAAAGAGGTATATAGATACCTGTGTAAATATTCGCGGCGACTGAAAAGTCATGGCAACTATGACAATTTGACCTACCTGCGCGACTAATACAGTTTGAGGGTTTCCCCTAATCGGCCACGCGATCACCGTGACGCGATCACCGTGACGCGATCACCGTGACGCGATCACCGTGACAACTTGACAACCGGCATATGCAATATGTTGCATTGCAGCATAGCCAGCCAGCCGATTGTGTTTTCTTTACGTTGACGTAAGCGTCAAGGTGAAAGGCCAACGCAGAATCTGCGCGATCGTTTAACGCTGGCGACCGTCGGGCTGGGGGGTGGGGGTGGCAGGGCCGAGCGCCGCGTGACTGACACGGTCACATAGCGTGAGCAATTTTTATTTTTTTAAAATGTTGGTGCACCAAAGCCTGTTGCATATCTGCACCCGGTAGATTATTGTACGCCCAATGACCTTCTACTCACTGCCATTTACACCAGAGCGGACGCAGGCCACCGAGGCGCGGCTGGAGTCTATCTATGAGGCTGCCAAGTACGGGCTTAAAGGTGACAGCCTTGCAATGGCCGCAGGATTGACCCCGCGGCAGTTTCGTGTGCTGGCCGACGCTGACCCGCTAGTGGAGATGGCTGAGATCAAGGGCCGCAGCGACGGCGAGTACACCGCGGCTAAAACCATGTACGAAGCGGCACGCGATGGCGACAGCAAGGCTGCGCTGGAGATACTCAAGCATCAGCACGGCTGGGTAGCCAAGCAGCAGATTGACGTAAACATCGACCAACAGATAAGCATTACAGGCGCGCTGGAAAAAGCACAGTCGCGCGTCATCGAAGGGCTGTACACTGACGTCACACCCCGCCTAGAGGATAACACACATGCAGCAGCCGATATATTCAGCGCAAGACGAGATGGAGTTGATGGCGCGGCTGTGGTCGCCCACGCTAAAAGATGACCCACTAGCGTTTGTCCTGTACACATTCCCGTGGGGGCAGCAGGGTACACCGCTGGAACATTTCCCCGGCCCGCGTAAATGGCAGCGCCAGATACTCGCCGACCTGCGTGACCACATCAAAGCGAACAACGGCAAGGTTGACTTCGACACGGCACGGCTGGCGATAGCCTCTGGACGCGGTATCGGTAAGTCGGCACTGGTCTCATGGCTAGTCATCTGGATGCTATCATCAAGGATCGGCTCGACGACCATCGTGTCGGCTAACTCTGAAGCGCAGTTGCGGTCGGTAACATGGGCGGAAATTACCAAGTGGCTGGCAATGTCGTTGAACAGTCACTGGTTCGAGATAGCTGCCACACGCATCATGCCAGCCAAGTGGCTGACGGAATTGGTCGAGCGCGACCTGAAGAAAGGCACGCGCTACTGGTCAGTCGAAGGCCGGCTGTGGTCCGAAGAAAACCCTGACGCGTACGCAGGGGTTCACAACTTCGACGGTGTGATGCTGATCTTCGACGAAGCCAGCGGTATACCTGACAGCATATGGTCGGTCAGTGATGGTTTCTTCACAGAGAACACGCCGCACCGCTTCCATCTGGCCTTTTCCAACCCGCGGCGCAACACTGGCTATTTCTACGAGACGTTCCACAGCAAGCGGGCGTTCTGGAATACCCGCGTCATCGACGCCCGCGATGTCGAGGGTACAGACAAGAACCTGTACCAACGCATCATCGACGAGTACGGGCCAGACAGCTACCAAGCCAGTGTCGAAGTCTACGGTAACTTCCCGTCTGAAGGTGACGACCAGTTTATCGGCAGCAATCTGGTAGACGACGCCATGAAGCGCACGCCAGCCAAGGACGACAGTGCGCCCATCGTCATAGGGGTAGACCCTGCACGCTTTGGGGCGGACGCTACCGTCATCGCCATACGGCAGGGCCGTGACATCCTAGAGTTGCGGAGACACCGCGGGGCAGACACGATGGAAGTGGCTGGGTACGTCATCGACGCCATAGAGCAGTTCAAGCCTGCGCTGGTCTGCATCGACGAAGGCGGGCTAGGCGCAGGCGTCGTGGACCGGCTGAAGGAACAGCGGTACAAGATACGCGGCGTCAACTTCGGCAATAAGGCCAAGAACCAGATCATGTGGGGCAACAAGCGCGCAGAGATGTGGGGCGCCATGCGCGACTGGCTCAAGACAGCGCACATCCCCAGCGATAGGTTCCTGAAAACAGACCTCATCAGTCCGCGCACTAAGCCGGACAGCAAGGGGACGCTGTTCCTCGAAAGCAAGAAGGACATGAAGTCACGCGGGCTGGCGTCACCTGACGCAGCGGACGCCATAGCGGTGACGTTTGCATTTCCTGTAGCTTCTAGAGATCCGCGTCTAGGACGCGTTGACAAGCGCCGCACAAGCGCGTATTCTCCTGCCGGATATTCTACATCTTGGATGGGTTCTTGAGTATGGCAGCCAAAAAAGGTCTCTACAGTAACATCCACGCCAAGAAAGAGCGGATTGCCGCTGGATCAGGCGAGAAAATGCGTAAACCGGGTGCTAAAGGCGCCCCCACAGCCAAGGCGTTTAAAGACAGCGCCAAAACCGCCAAGAAGGGTAAGTAATATGCCATCAGGTAAGAAGAATATTTACGGCGAACGCAGCAAGGCGCTTTACAAAGCTGGTGATATGGCCGGCGAAATAGGCGCTCAAAGAAACGCTGCCGCCGCTGCTCGTTTGGCAGGCCGCAAGCCCGACGCAGCCAAGATTACAGCGCGCGAAGGCCAAACAAATGCATCCGGTGCCCGCGCACCGGTCAAAATGCCAGCTAAAACGCCAGCACCTAAGCAGCAAGTCATCCGCACGACTAAGCCGTTTAAGCCATCACCGATGACGACAAAGCGCAAATAATTTATGGCTGATCCGACAGGTATTAACAAAGTAGGTGATGTAGCTGACCGCGGTAGCGATCCAGCAAACACCCGTGGTGACCCTGATACAATGGCAACCATGCGCCATCGGCTACAGATGTCGATGGCAGCTTACTCGGACAGCCGTGAAGACGAACTGGACGACCTGCGGTTCATGGCCGGCAGCCCTGACAACCAGTGGCAGTGGCCTGCTGACGTGTTGGCAACCCGCGGTGCAGTACAAGGCCAGACCATCAACGCACGGCCATGCCTGACGATTAACAAGCTGCCACAGCACGTGCGTCAGGTAACGAACGAGCAGCGTCAGAACCGCCCTGCGGGTAAAGTAATCCCTGTCGATGATAATGCTGACATTGAAGTGGCAGCGATCTTTGACGGCGTCGTGCGGCATATTGAGTATATGTCCGACGCTGACGTGGCCTACGACACGGCCTGCGACAACCAAGTGACCTACGGCGAAGGTTATATCCGTCTCATTACGGAATATTGCAACGAAGAAACCTTTGACCAAGACGTTCGCATCATGCGCGTCCGCAACTCGTTTAGCGTTTACATGGACCCTACAATCCAAGACCCATGCGGCGCGGACGCTGAGTGGTGTTTTGTCACGCAGGACATGACAAAAGACGAGTATGAGCGCGAATTTCCAGACGCGACACCTATTTCGTCGATTTTGTCCACCGCTGTGGGCGATGAAAGCATGTCGGCATGGCTCGACGAAGACACTATCCGCGTCGCGGAGTATTTTTACTACAAACGCAAGCGCGAAACGCTGAATTTGTACCCAGATAACGTCTCTGCGTTCAAAAATACCGACATGGATAAGCAATTACGCGCCATGTACGGCAAACCTGTCCGCACACGCGAAGTAGACCGCAAAAAAGTCATGTGGATGAAGACCAATGGCTATGATGTGCTGGACGAACGCGAATGGCCGGGCAGTTGGATACCTGTGGTACGCGTCGTAGGTAACGAATTTGAGGTACAAGGGCAAATTTACGTGTCCGGTCTGGTGCGGAACGCCAAAGACGCACAGCGTATGTACAACTACTGGACCAGCCAAGAGGCAGAAATGCTGGCGCTGGCACCAAAAGCGCCATTTATTGCCTATGGCGGCCAATTCGAAGGCTACGAGAACCAGTGGAAGACTGCCAACACGACCAACTGGCCGTATTTGGAAGTCAATCCAGACGTCACAGACGGCGCTGGGAACGTTTTACCGCTTCCGCAGCGTGCAGCCCCACCGCTGCCCCAAACAGGGCTGATACAGGCTAAAATGGGCGCTGGTGAGGACATCAAGTCCACCACCGGCCAGTATGACGCCTCGCTAGGCGCACAGGGCAACGAACGGTCTGCAAAAGCCATCACCGCACGCGAAAAGCAGGGTGACGTCGGCACGTACCACTATGTTGACAACCTTGCCCGTGCGATCCGTCACATTACCCGCCAGCTTGTCGATATTATCCCTAAGATTTACGACACACAGCGCATTGCACGCATCATCGGCGTTGATGGTGAAGTCAGCATGGTCAAAATGGACCCAATGCAGGCTGAACCTGTCAAGGAAATTCGTGACCAAAATGGCGGTTTGATTGAAAAAATCTATAACCCGTCAATCGGTACATATGACGTTATGGTCACTACTGGCCCCGGCTACATGACTAAGCGCCAAGAAGCACTCGACGCCATGTCAACGATTCTGCAATCCAACCCGCAGCTTTGGACTGTGGCCGGCGATTTGTTCATCAAGAACATGGATTGGCCCGGAGCGCAGGAAATGGCGAAGCGGTTCAAGAAAATCCTTGACCCGAAAGTCTTGGAAGAAGGCGATCAGTCGCCTGAAATCATGGCAGCCAAGCAGCAGATTGAAGCCCTGTCGCAAGAACTCAACCGCGTCTCTGACATCATGGAAAACATCCAAGACAGCGCGGAACAGCAGAAAATCTCCATCGACAGGTACAAGGCTGAAGTGCAGGCTTACGAAGCTGAAACCAAGCGCATCTCCGCAGTACAAAACAGCATGACACCTGAGCAAATTCAGGATATTGTCATGGGTACGATTGCAGGCGCGCTGGATACAGGCGACTTGATTGGCGGTTCACCTGAAATGCGCGAAGTACCGCAGATGGACGAGCAGATGCAGCAAGCCCCAGAGATGGGCGAGCAGCCTGAGATGCCAATGGAAATGCCAGAAATGCCTGAACAAGCCCCTGAAGGAATGATGTAATGAGTTGCGCTGACTTTGTAGGTAGACTGTTTCTTGCGCGCGATGTGGCTCACTCTACGCACCTGAACACACGCAGCTTTGCCAAACACTCTGCTTTGAACACTTTCTATGATGAAGTGATTGAATTGGCAGACAAATTTGCAGAAGCCTATCAGGGCAAATATGGCCTCATCGGCCCTATTTCGCTCATGTCAGCTAAGAAGACTAACAACATTGTCGAGTTTCTTGAAGGTCAAGTAGACGAACTGATGGAAATGCGGTATAAAGTCGTCGATAAGGATTGCACTCCGATCCAAAACATTATCGACGAGATTTTTGGTCTGTACTACAGCACGCTGTATAAACTTAAATTTCTCGCATAAGGACGCGACGCATGGAACTTTTACGCCCTCTTAATGACTCAGGTTTTGCTACTCAAAGCGTAGCCTATACTGGCACTGCCGGTTCTGTAACTGGCTGGAACGCCGGTCCACAGGGCGTATTGGTATGGTGTACCTCAGACGCTTATGTTCTTGTTGGTGAAGGCGTCACGGCGACTTCAGCGGCTACACCGCTTCCAGCGGGCGTGCCTGTGCCGATTTTTGTACCTGCTGGCGCAGGCGGCGTATGGCGCGTCAGCGCAATCCAGATTAGCGCAGGCGGCACGCTGTACGCAAAGCCGATCAACATCAGATGAGTTTTGGTATTCCTGTCCGCAATGGCTTGGGTGTCGGGCTATTAGCCTCGACATTCCTGTCGTCTTTGCGGATCGGCGGTCGGCCAGCCATGTTTTTGGACTTTATTGGCACAAACTCGCTCGACAGCCGCGTCACCTTTACACGCGCCACAACGGCTACGTTTGTCGGCAGCAACGGTTTTATCCAAACCGCTGCAATCAACGCGCCTCGCTTTGATTACAATCCAGCTACTCTCGCACCTAAAGGTCTGCTGATTGAAGAAAGCCGTGCAAACGCGCTGACATACGGCAACGACTTTAACAATGTAATTTGGACAAAAACAAACTGCTCGATTGTCTTGGCTGGAACATCTCCTGACGGAACAGCTAACACAAACGTATTGGTAGAAAACTCGGCTTCAGGAAACCATTGGTTTTTCACGGCTAATGCTGTTGTTGGATCATATACATTATCAGTCTATGCCAAACCAGACACGCGAAATTGGTTAGTTATGCGTGTTACGCTGGCTACCGGAAACGCGATTGCATTTTTTAACGTATCGACTGGGGCAATAGGGACAGTTGCAGCCGGATTGACTGCAACCATTACTCCCGCTGGAAATGGCTTTTATCGCTGCTCTATAAGCGGAACATTGGTTGTTGGGGCTGTTGTTATTGGCGCAGCGTCTGCTGACGGTGTTGCATCATATGCTGGAAACAGCGGAAATGCCCTTGGGCTTTACGGCGCTCAACTCGAAGCAGGCGCATTCGCTACCAGCTACATCCCCACAACCCTGCTTGCCGTGACACGCAACGCCGATGTAGCGTCTATGACAGGTACTAACTTCTCTAGCTGGTATAACGCCAACGAGGGGACATTTGCGGTGGCATTTTCAGTATTGACCATTGCAAACCCTAACGGTGTTTCCCCATTTTCAGCATATGTAAGTTCCAACAATTTAATCCGTAACTGGATTTTCCCCGGAGTGCCATCGACGCCTCGCGGATATGTAAATGCTGGCGGTGCAAACGTAGCAGATATGACAAACGGCACTATAGCCGCGAATACCCCCGCTAAAACTGCGCTTGCGTATAAAGTAAACGATTACGCATTTTCCTTAAATGGCAATGCTCCGGCTACAGATACATCGGGTGCGGTTCCGACAGGATTAACAACACTATATATTGGCTCAACCAGCGGCGGCGCAGATATTTTTAGCGGACACATTCGGTCTCTTGCTTATTACAACACGCGGCTGCCCGACACTTCATTACGAACGCTCTCAGCATGACCTACTACATGAACAAAAAGGTTAAAAAATGTCAGTAACTCCTTCCCCGATTGGCGGGTTCGCGGCTCAGTTTTTTGACAACAACGGCGTCATTCTGACAGGTGGTAAGATTTACACTTACGCCGCCGGCACAACTACGCCGCAAGCAACATACACCAGCGCGGCTGGCACTACACCTCATGCCAACCCTATCATATTGGACAGCGCAGGACGCGTACCGGGCGGCGAGATTTGGCTGACTGACGGTCTGGTTTACAAGTTTGTCATTGAGACATCAACAGGCATCTTGCTTGGCACCTACGACAACATCACGGGCGTCAACTCAAACTTTATCAACTACACGGTCCAAGAGGAAGTCATCACGGCGACTGCCGGCCAGACTGTGTTTAACCTTTCGACGATCAACTACACGCCCGGCACCAACTCGCTGACCGTCTACATAGATGGCGTAAACCAGTATGTCGGTGACAGCTATCTGGAAACGGACAGCAACACCGTAACGTTTACTGCTGGCGTACACGTCGGCGGCGAAGTGAAGTTTACCACAGCCGTCCAAACAACTACCGGCGCTGTGGATGCATCGATTGTAACATATAACCCGCCGTTTACAGGCGGCGTTGCTACCAACGTCGAAGACAAGTTGGCTCAATATGTTTCGGTTAAGGACTTCGGCGCTGTTGGCGATGGCGTGGCGGACGATACGGCTGCCATTCAAGATGCGATTGATGCAACACCTTATGGGACACTTTGTTTTCCTGAAGGCACATATCGCATCACTGCACCAATTAACATTGTCACGGACTCGCAAGCTGGCCTAACGCGTCGTGATCGACATCTTTATGGATACGGCGCTGTCATTGATTGTGATGGAGTTGGGCAAACTGCTGGCTTCATATTCTCATGTGTTGGCGTGTTCCCGTCAGACAGCTTCTTTTTGTTTGTCGAAGGATTTACTTTTGAAGGAACGGTAACTCGCAATTTCATTGATTTTCCAAATGCGGAAAATTTCTTTGAGAATATGTTATTTGAGCGCATTACAACCACAAACTTTGCGGTGTCTAATGCCCTGTTCTTTTTCGAAAATGGCACGGCGTCTAATCTCGGCGGCGTAACCATCCGTAACTGCTCTGGCGGCCCGAACATCGGACATTTTGTTGAGCTTAAAGGTTCAGTCACTTACGGTCAGTTTGACAACTTTGACGTTAAGGATTGCGCTCATCTTGGCACTGGGCAGTTTCTAAAACTAAACGGAACTACTGCTACGACTGCGCTCAATAATTCAAGAATTGTGCGTAATTTCTGCGTGGGCCGAGCCGCAATCGGTATTGGTGGGTCAAATCAATTTATCAAAGAATCTGTAATTAGCAATTTTTATTGCGAACCACAGGCTACTGTATTTAGCTCCATTGAGGCTGAATTAATCAGTTGCGAAATTAACACAGTAAACAATCAGGTTAGTAATTTCACAGGGCGTGATATTAGAATTGTAAATTCCGGCGGTGTTCGTGACACACAAATCATAAATTGCAGTTGCACTACGGGAACAACATTACCTTATGCGACCACGCCATATTATGTGGTTAGAATTGCTGTTCCAGACAATGTGACCATAGAAGGTGAATTAGAGCGGTATTTTAACAATGCAGTTCAATACACTAAACCATACATTTTTCCGCAAAATGCGGTGTCAATACGAAGCCAAAACTATAAAAACGATCAAAACATTTTGGCTGCGGCAGTCCCAACCACAAAAACGCTTTACACCTTCACTAAAGCCGCTTTTGGATTTGATTTTGATACTGAAAATGAAGTGTATGAAATTACCGTCACGGGTCAGATCACTGGCGGGGTAGCTAATTTTAATTTGGCTTTCCAACTTTACGATGGGACAAACACCGTATCGTGGGCGCAAATCGCTACCACTACCTTGAACAGCAATGCACGCACGTTCAAGGCAACCATGCTGATGGCTGTACGCGCCACAACATTCCAAGTTCTACACGGTAGTGCAGAGTTTGATGGGGCGCTTACTACATACCAAACTGGCGAATATATTGTGCAAGGGACCGTGCTGAGAGCCAGCAACCCAGTATTGCGAATAAACTGCACCACATTAAACGCACAAGCTATGCAAATCAACTATGTCGGCATAGAACGACGCATTCCTGTATCCGCATTTAGCTGGACTTGACCATGATTTCGCCGCTGCACTGCTTGATGCTAAAATCACAACTTTTAGGATTTTGACATGACCCTGACCAAAGCAACATATTCATTAATCAACGGCGCAGTAGTGAACGTGCTGGATTATGGCGCTGACCCTACGGGTGTTGCGGATAGCACGGCGGCTATTCAGGCTGCTTTGACATATGCAGGAACACTTTCTATTGCCGATCCCTCATTTGGTGGTGCGGGTTATTTCATAAAAGGCGGCACAACCGTCTTTCTTCCTGCCGGTGTATACAAAACTAACGCAACATTAACTGTCCCACAAAACGTGTCTATTGAAGGCGCAGGGAAATATGCGTCCATCATTAAATCGACTGCGTCTACATACATCATTAGGATTGACGATGCAGTGCCTGCTGTTGGCGCATACGATAAGGGTGGAATGGCGTTTCGTAATTTCAGCCTAATTGGTGACAGAACGCTAACCAACCAAGTGGGCTTTGGTTTGTTGCGTTGGGCATTTAACATTATGGAAAATGTTACTGTGACAAAATGCGGTAACAACGGCATTGTCATGTTCCAAGGTTTGGGTAACACATTTATAAATGTTGAGTGCATTTACAATGTTGGCCACGGATTTGTGCTTCAAGAAGGCATTACTAGCTGGGCTACTCCAACGTCAAACGGTCTACCGTCAAACGCCAATCAGTTTTTTTCATATCATGGGATGCAGAACGACGGGGCGGGATTGTATCTGGGCGTCGGAACGAATGGAAACGTGTTTTATTCAGCCGTTTGTGAGTCCAACTATTTGGCTTCAGGTAATAACGTAGGGTATAATGTTTACTCTGTATCTACCAGCATTGTGCCTGATGCGTTTTATGGCTTGTGGACAGAAGGCCCAGTTGAAGCCCATGTTTATATGAACGCACCAAGTGCGGCTATTGTTTTAAAAATCGACCAATGGCGGCATTTTGGAAACGGTGCTGCGGGAAATGTAAACCGCGCCCTTATTGTTAATTCTGGAACAGTTCAGCTTTCTAATGCTTTTGGGCAAGCTGACTCATATAAAAGCATATCAGGATCAACCGCTCCATTCAGTCTGAATAAAGCCAGCGGAATTATCTGCTTAGACAATGTGGCGGGTTCACTCACAACAGGTGTTGGTTTTGTAGACAATGGCGCTGGAGTCAAAACAGGTCTGGAAAACAACCTGTTTCAAAACAATTTTGGCGTGATCTACAACACGCAGCGCGTTTATCAGGCGTCTAACCAACTCTACCACCAAGCATGGTATAATGACACGCAGACCGAACCCTTTACTGCCGTTAGCGGTAGCCGCAACGGTTTAGTGTTTGGTGACGGAACCGCAGCACCTACTATTGTGGTGCGCTCTGGAACTGGCACACCAGAAGGCGTAGTAACTGCACCAGTAGGATCGCTGTTCCTTCGTTCTGATGGCGGCGCATCAACAACCTTATATGTAAAACAATCCGGCACCGGCAACACTGGTTGGGTCGGCAAGTAACGATATTGCTATGTTGCATCAAATGATGTAGTCTAGCCACCAACCGTACTGATGCGGCTCATCAGGAACTCTTTAAGGGTTAAACATGGACGATAATGTCTTTACCGAAGCGGATGCCTCCGCGCCAGAACTCGAAGCCACGGCAGCAATCGAGCCTGTAGAAAACACGACGCCGGAAGAGCAGTCTGCTGAACAGGAAGCCTCTAAGTCCTTCTCCCAAGAAGAACTGGACGCCATCGTAGGCAAACGACTCGCAAGAGAGCAGCGTAAATGGGAACGCGAACAGGCTCAAAGAGCAGAGGAAATGCAGGCGCGGCAGCAGCCGATCCACGACATAACTCCTGAGCAATTTGAGACTTACGAGGATTACGCAGAGGTTTTGGCCGAGCGTAAAGCCGAAGAACTGCTGGCACGCCGTGAAAAGGACAGCCAGCAACGTGCAATGCTAGAGTCTTATCACGAACGTGAAGAGGCAGCGCGGGACAAGTATGACGACTTTGAACAAGTCGCCTACAACCCCAACCTTCCAATCACCGACGCGATGGCGATGGCAATACAAGCGTCCGACGTTGGCCCTGATGTGATTTATCACTTAGGTCTCAACGCTAAAGATGCCCAGCGTATTTCGCGTCTAGACCCCATTTTGCAAGCTAGGGAAATTGGAATGATTGAGGCGCGGCTTTCAGCCGAACCTACATTCAAGAAAACCTCCAACGCCCCGGCACCGATTGCACCTGTCACTGCCCGCACCTCTGGTGCGCCGACATTTGATACGACAGACCCACGGTCCGTAAAGTCCATGAGTACGTCAGATTGGATTGAGGCAGAACGGCAACGGCAGATCAAGAAGTACGAGGCACAACGCAACCGATAATATAGGATTATTTCCATGAGTAACTCGATTTTAACCATTGACATGATTACGCGGAAGGCTCTCGAAATCCTTGAGAACAACCTCGTACTCACACGTAACGTAAACCGCCAGTACGACGACAGCTTTGCTGTTGAAGGTGCTAAAATTGGCTCAACCCTGCGTATCCGTTTGCCGGACCGCGCGCTTGTAACTGATGGCGCAGCCCTTCAGGTACAGGACGACAACGAGCAGTTCACAACTCTGACCGTTGCCAACCAGAAGCACATCGGCGTTAACTTCACCACTGCTGAATTGACCATGCAGTTGGATGATTTCGCAGAGCGCGTTCTTAAGCCACGTATCTCGCAGCTTGCATCCAGCATCGACGCTGACGTTGCAAACGCGTATGCAACCATCGGTAACACTGTCGGCACGCCCGGCACAACGCCCGGCACTTCGGCTGTTCTTCTTGCTGCACAGCAGAAGCTCAACGAAAACGCTGCGGTGATGTCGCCACGTTATGCCACTGTCAACCCAGCCGCAAACGCTGGTTTGGTCGAAGGCATGAAGGGTCTCTTCAACCCAACCGACACTGTCAGCAAGCAGTTCAAGAACGGCATGATGGGTACAGGCGTACTTGGTTTCGAAGAAATCAATATGTCGCAGTCCATCAAGCAGTTCACTTGCGGTACGCGTACTGCAACTGGCGGCACGACTTCGGCTGCTGTCACTGCTGAAGGTGCAACCACCATCGCCATCACTGGTGCTGGCGCGGCTGCTACTGTCAAGGCTGGCGACGTGTTCACTGTAGCTGATTGCTATGCAGTCAACCCACAGACCCGTGAAAGCACTGGTTCGTTCTTCCAGTTCGTTGCTCTTGCTGATGTCACACTCAGCGGCGCTGGCGCTGGTAACATCACTGTTGCTCCGATCTACTCGGCTGGTCACGCACTTGCTACCGTCAACGCTCTGCCAGCTACCAGCAAGGCAGTTGTGTTCGTCGGTGCTTCGGGCGGTCAGTACGCGCAGAACCTCGTATACCACAAGGATGCTATCACCTTCGCAACAGCCGACCTTCTGCTCCCACAGGGCGTAGATATGGCTTCGCGTCAGGTACACAACGGCATCTCGCTTCGCGTTGTTCGTCAGTACGACATCAACAACGACCGTATGCCTTGCCGTATTGACGTTCTGTATGGTTACAGCACGATCCGTCCGCAAATGGCCGTCCGGATGTGGGGCTAATTTAATCATGGCCTCCGGTTCGCCGGAGGCCAAACATTTTAAAGGATTTATATCATGGCTATTCTACCTAATGGCGCTGGCGGTTACCAAGTTGGTGACGGCAATCTTGGCGAAGTTACTTTTGGCACTTCAGGTATCCCCACTGCGTACACCGCAGCGGCTACCCTGACCACTGCCGATCTTGCTGGCGGCGCAGTTGTTTACACATCTGCTTCTACAGCAGACCTTACGCTTCCTGCGGTCACCGTTGTTAACGCTGACCTTAGCAGCGCAAAAGTTAACTCATCGTTTGAGTTTTCTTTGGTCACCACCAGCACTGGCGTGCCTACTATCGTAGTAGGCACTGGCTGGACGTTGGTTGGCGTTGGTCTCGGTATTGCATCGCGCAGCGTATTGTTCCGCGCTGTTAAAACCGGCGCTGAAACGTACAACCTGTACCGTATCGCTGGCTAATAGGTTTGCCCCGGCTACGGTCGGGGCTTCCTTTTCAGGAGAAAACTAATGGCTAATACAAAAGCTATCGGCGTTGCTTTCCTCGACCAAGACATTATTGGCGCACAATTTGTCTTGGCTGATGAGCAAATCGGCTACACCGCCGCAGCACAAGGTACGGTCACGCAAGCGACAGACAAGTCAACTGCCGTCACACTGAACAAACCTGCTGGCCGTATCACCATGAACAACGCGTCTTTAACCACTGCAACTAACGCTACGTTCACGCTGAACAACAGCTTCATTTCTGCAAATGACACTGTTATTCTGACTATCTCTGGCGGTCAAACGACCCCCGGATCATACAACGTGTTTGCTAACGCGTTGGCTGCTGGCTCTGTCAGCATCAGCCTTCGCAACATTTCTGGCGGTACGCTGTCAGAAGCAGTAGTGATTAACTTTGCGATTATTCACTGCGTTTAATTAATTTGGGCGGCTTTCGGGCCGTCCATTTTACGGAGTTTTTATGGCTGCTATCTATCTTGTTCACAATGTCCACGGCGCAAAAGTTGCTATATCTGAAGAAGAAGCGATTTCTGATGAATATTATGGTTGGACACGCTATTATCCTGAAGTGCCTGCAGAGGCGCCAGTAAACGAAATGCCGGCGCCCAAAAGCCGCCGCAAAGCGCAGGAAGTCTAACCAATGGATACGGCTGGGGACATCATTAACGGTTCGCTTAGACTGCTAGGTGTTCTGGCAGAAGGCGAAGTTCCATCGGCTGAAACGTCGCAGGACGCACTGCGCGCCATGAACCAGATGATTGATAGCTGGAACACAGAGCGCCTCGCGGTCTTCTCGACACAAGACCAAGTATTCACATGGCCTGCGGGCCAGCTATCGCGCACGATGGGACCGACCGGCAACTTCATCGGCAACCGTCCCGTGCTGCTCGACGACAGCACGTATTTCCGCGACCCCGGCACTGGCGTCAGCTACGGCATCAAATTCATTAACCAGCAGCAGTATAACGGTATTGCGGTCAAGACCGTCACATCGACATACCCGCAGGTTATCTTTATCAACATGACGTTCCCTGACATTGAGATGTACATCTATCCGCGTCCGACGCGCGATCTGGAATGGCATTTTGTTTCGGTTGAAGAACTGACACAGCCAGCGTCGCTGGCGACCATATTGTATTTCCCGCCCGGCTATCTGCGTGCGTTCCGTTATAACTTGGCGTGCGAAATGGCACCTGAGTTTGGCGTTGAGCCTTCGTCGCAAGTCCGCCGTCTGGCGATGGCGTCGAAGCGTAACATCAAGCGCATCAACAACCCTGACGACATCATGTCGATACCGTACAGCCTCATCGCTTCACGTCAGCGGTTCAACATCTACGCAGGCAACTACTAATGAAAACGCCGATCCTTGGGTCGGCGTATGTCGCTAGAAGCGTCAACGCCGCCGACAACCGCATGGTTAACCTGTTCCCTGAGATTGTCCCTGAGGGCGGCAAGGAGCCAGCGTTCCTTCAGCGTGCGCCGGGGCTGACCCGTTTGGCAACCGTTGGCATTGGCCCTATCCGCGGTATGTGGACCTATGGCAACTACGGCTACGTCGTCTCCGGCCCAACGCTGTACCAGATCGACAGTAGCTGGACCGCGACCGCTAAAGGCACTGTGGGCGGCTCTGGCCCTGTCAGCATGGCTGACAACGGTACGCAGCTATTCGTTGCGGCTAACCCCTTGGGTTACATCTACAACGCCAACACTGACGTGTTCCAGCAAATCACCGACCCTGACTTCCCCGGTGCTGGCACAGTCGGTTACATCGACGGCTATTTTACATTCAACGAACCCGGCACGCAAAAGATTTGGGTTACGCAGTTGCTCGACGGTTTGTCCGTTGACCCGCTGGAGTTTTCCAGTGCGGAAGGCAACCCAGACAACGTCGCGGCTATCTTTGTGGACCACCGCGAAGTCTGGGTGTTCGGCACCAACTCAACTGAGGTCTGGTATGACGCAGGGCTGCTCGACTTCCCACTGGCGCGTATCCAAGGCGCGTTCAACGAACTAGGCTGCGCTGCCCCGTACAGCATCGCCAAGATGGACAACCAAGTCTACTGGCTGGGTAAGGACGCACGCGGTCAGGGTATCGTCTACAAGGCCGCTGGCTACATCGGCCAGCGCGTATCTACGCACGCTATCGAATGGCAGATGCAAGAGTATGCCGACCTGTCAGACGCTGTTGGCTACACGTACCAGCAGGACGGCCACAGCTTCTACGTCCTGAACTTCCCCAGCGCCGACACGACATGGGTGTACGACGTCGCCACTGGCGCATGGCATGAGCGCGCGTCGTTTGCCGCAGGCGAGTTTAACCGCCACCGCGCCAGCAGCCAGATGTTCTTCAACAACACCACCGTCGTTGGCGACTACCAGAACGGCAAGATTTACGAGTTTGACCTGAACGTGTACGCTGACGACGGTCAACCGCAGAAATGGCTGCGGTCGTGGCGCGCGCTGCCAACCGGCGCTAACAACCTCGCGCGTACTATCCAGCACTCCATGCAGCTTGACTGCGAGACAGGCGTGGGCCTGAACTTGGGCCAAGGCAGCGACCCGCAAGTCATGCTGCGCTGGTCGGACGATGGCGGCCACACATGGTCCAGTGAACACTGGAAGTCGATGGGTGCTATCGGTAGGTTTGGCAAGCGTACCATCTGGCGCCGCCTTGGGGCAACGATGAAGATACGCGACCGCGTCTACGAAGTGTCTGGCACAGACCCTGTACGGATTTACGTCATGGGCGCTGAACTGCTATTGAGCGGGACGAGCGCCTGATGGCACTGGCACCGATCAACCCCACCCAGTTAACGCCGCCGCGTGTTGAGTTTATCGACCCGCGGTCAGGCGCTATTAGCCGTGAGTGGTATCGGTTCTTCCTGTCGCTGTTAAACGCTACGGAAAGCAACCAACAAGAAGTTATGCTGGCGCCTGACACAGCGTCGCTGTTAGCGACCTACGATTCCATGCTGGAGACGCTGGCGCAGACGACAGAGACGCAGCCAGACACAGCGTCGATGTTGGCTAACTACGATGCTATGCTGGAGACGCTGGCGCAGACGACCGAAAGCGAACCAGACGCGAGTTCTTTTGCGGTTGGGGTTGAAAAACAGCTTTACGACTTTCAGAACACTGTTCTTACGGAACCCCGTAACGAGTATGTCGATACAGCAAGTGCTGTGGCATCCTTGCAAGTCCTTGCATGGTTAGGTTTATAATATGGCGTTTCAGCAAATAACCCCAGTAAAGTTAGCCCAAGCCGCGGTCACTGCCGGTACGACTACGATATATACTGTCCCCGCTTTAACGCGCGCTATGGTTAAAGATATAGACTTGTGCAACACAACCGCAGGTGCGTTGACGGTCAACGTGCATTTGGTTCCTTCTGGCGGCGCGGCTGGCACCGGTAACGCTCTTTTTTACGGTGTGTCCATAGCCGCCAACACGACGCTGCAATGGACGGGCGTGCAAATCATGAACGCTGGCGACACTATACAGGTGCAAGGGTCCGCTCTTGGGATCACCGCAAGCGTTAGTGGCGGTGAGGCTGTATAATGCCGATCACCACTTTCCCTCCTAGTTCTGGCAATAGCAGCGGCGGAGTTACGACGTTTAACACCCGCACTGGGACTGTCACGCTGGCGAATACAGACGTCAATACCGCGCTTGGCTTCACGCCGTATAGCGCAGCTAACCCGAACGGCTACACATCCAACACCGGCACCGTCACCAGCGTTGCGGCGCTGACGCTTGGCACGACAGGGACTGACTTGTCGTCCACCGTTGCCACCAGCACAGCGACGCCCGTTATAACATTAAACATCCCCACTGCATCCGCCGCTAACCGCGGTGTGTTGTCGTCGGCGGATTGGACAACCTTCAACGGTAAGCAGGCCGCACTGGTCAGCGCGACCAACATCAAGACGATCAACGGTACGACGATCCTTGGCAGCGGCGACCTTACGGTGTCTGGCACTGTCACCGGTTTTTTTGCCGCTACGGTTGATAAGCTGACATCGACGCAGCAATCGACAACTACCGCGCTCGCCAACGTCACACAGCTTGTCGAGCCAATGGTCGCTAACGGCGTCTACCGCGTAGATTGTTTTGTCACGTTCCAAAGCGCAGCCACGACCACCGGCCTCAACTTAGGGTTTACATCGCCTGCTGGTTCAGCCTGCCAGCTACAAATTGTAGTACCTATTACATCGACCGCTGCTGCGACACAGTTGCGGACAATATTCCCCAGCGCTGCCGCGACCGTCGCCGGCAACGTCCTTGGCACCGGCGTCACCGCAATAAACAGTAACCACACCGCCCGCATTTCGGGTATCGTAACTTGTGGTGCCACTCCGGGCAATTTTCAGGTACAGTTCGCATCTGAAGTCAACGCGTCAGCCGTCACATTACAGATTGGCTCATGCCTTACTATGCAAAGGATAGCTTAATGACCGTGTCTATTAGTAACATCATCCCCGCCAAGACAGCGGAGAACGCGCAGACGACGCAGTACACGTCGAATGGCGTGCAGACGATCATCGACAAGTTTACTGCGACTAACTACAGCGCGACCGCCGCAACGATCAGCGTCAACCTGATTTCGGCTGCTGGCTCCGCCGGCAACGACAACTTGATCGTCAAGTCGAAAACGCTTCAGGCCAGCGAAACGTATACGTTTCCTGAACTGGTCGGCCATGTGCTGCCGAACAATGGCTTCATCAGCACCATCGCTGGTACGGCGTCGGCGATCAACATCCGCGCGTCAGGTCGTCTGGTTAGCTAATGCTGGAACGTAGCTACGATGTGGAACGGATAAACGGTGTGGCTAACCACCCCGACGTCCGCCCCTTTGTAGGTCCAGTAAGTTTAGGTGAGTTAGATTTTACCGACGCGGTTCAGTTTGATAAGAACTGGTTTTTGATGGGCGAACACGGCGGTTATGTGTTGGCGTGGACATCACCTAACGTCTATGAAGTACACGTAATGATATTGCCCGAAGGCCGCGGTAAGTGGGCGGCTAAAGCGCGGCAGTTCACTATTGATTACGCCGTAGAAAACGGCGCCGAAACGCTGTGGGCGCGAATTGCGCCTAACTCCCCTAGCGTGTATATGTACGCGCGCAAGGGGGGTATGCAACCCACAGGTGAAATGATATATACCCTAGGGTCCATGTACGATTTGTATAAGATGGAGTTACCAAAATGCCACCAGCAGTAATCGCAGCAGGTATTGGCGCCGCAGGTGCAATCGGCGGCGGTCTTATCGCGTCAAGCGCGTCTAAAAAAGCATCTAAGGCGCAAGAGCAAGCCGCACGCGACGCTACATCGGCGCAAGAGCGTATGTTTCAGCGCCAGACGGAACTGCAAGAGCCTTTTCGCCAAGGCGGCTTAACAGCGCAAAATGAGATTATGCAGCTACTGGGCATCGGCGGCGACAAAAACGCTGCGGGTTACGGCAGCCTTGGTAAAGCCTTTGGTGAGGCAGACTTTCAGAAAGACCCCGGCTATGCGTTCCGCCAAGCGGAAGGTATGAAGGCGCTAGAGCGGTCGGCAGCAGCGCGTGGCAATCTACTGTCCGGCTCCACCATGAAAGGTGTGCAGCGTTTCGGGCAGGACTTAGCCAGCCAAGAATATCAGAACGCGTTTAACCGCTACCAGACAGAGCGCGCAGCCAAGCTGAACCCGCTGCAATCGCTGATGGGTGCGGGTCAATCAGCAGCCAACGTGATGACAGGCGCGGCTGGACAGATGGGCCAGAACGAAGCGTCGAACATCTATAACGCCGGTCAAGCCCGCGCGTCTGGCTACATTGGGTCAGCCAATGCGCTTAACACTGCGCTGGGTCAAATAGGGTCTTATGCCCAGCAAGCACCTTTGAACAACGCTATGATGAACTATTACAACCGCGTTCCAGCGGATAGTGGTAGCAGCAACACGCCGCGAGTGGGCGTCGCGCCTCAAGCTAAACCTGTTTTTGGCTACGACCCAATGCTACCCCGCAACCCTTACCTACCTACTACCACGTAAAGGTGTAGCCCATGCCAAACCAAATGATAGCCCTTCAAGCGCGTAACCCACAGCTTCCCGATCCAGCGCGTCAAACCGCGCAGTACGCAAACATGATGAACATGACGCGGCAGCAGGAAGCCGCGCAGCTTCAGGGTGAGCGCGCGCGTCAGGAGATGGAGTTTGCACGGGCGAATGAAGCACGCGAAGCAGAATTGCAGCCGTTTAAAGTAACTGAAGCACAGGCAAAAGCAAACTCTGAGCGTCTAAAGTACGTCATGGATTTCTATGAAACTTCAGTGATCGCACTTTCAAATTCTTTTAATGCTCCACAGGCGGCGGCGCTTGGCGACCGCATGAAGCAGATGTTCCCTGAACCCGAACTTCAAGCGTCGATAGATGAGACAGTAGCTGAGTTAAACAGTGACCCGGCCAATTTTGAGGCTAACCGCGAGAAACTGGTTAGGCGGACTTTGGATGCCAAAGATGAGTTGGCCCGCGACTACATAAAGCAAACCACCGGCACCGAAGAACGCCTAATAAGCGTACCGAAATTTGGTGGCGCCGGTGCAACTGAAGTCCCCGGCTCACGCATCAAAGTAGCCGAAGGTATGCAGTACGTCAAAGACGATCAAGGTAACGTATTTGCGATGCCTAGCAAGACCGGCGGTAGTTTCGCTACACCAGCACCGTCCGCAGGCGCACCCGGCAAAGGCGGCGTTGCTGCTGCATTGCAGACCAACCCCGGCGCTCTTAAAGATGGCGCGTTTGCTAAGTCGCAGCCCGGTTACACTGGTGCAAGCGGCGGCTTTGCTACGTTTGACTCGCCAGCGGCAGGCGCAGCGGCTCAAGAAAACTTGCTGCGTACTGCCTACGTCAATAAAGGCTTCAACACGGTCAACAAGATTATCAACAAGTACGCGCCGCAAGGGCCAGAAAACAGCGCCGCGTCTGTCAGCAACTACAAGAAGTACGTCGCGCAGAAAGCAGGCGTAGATATTGACGCGCCAATCTCGGCTAACCAAATCCCTGCCGTGGCAAAAGCCATGCGCGAGTTTGAGACCGGCAACACAAGCGGCGCGGCACCGGCGGCGGGCGGCGGTAAAACGCCTGTCATCAAGGGTACAGCACCTGCCAAAGCGCGCAGTGCAGCGTTAGGTGCGAAGTCAAAGTACGACACCACCATAGCGGTCGCGCGGCGCCTATTAAAGAACCCTGCGTTGAACGGCATCTTAGGAAACATTCAAGGCAACATCCCCGAAACAGCGTTAAGTTTGCTTTCGCAAGACGCAGCGGATGCTTTGTCCGATTACAACAACCTGCTGACTATCGCTGGCTTCCAAGAACTTCAAACCATGCGCGACAACTCGCCGACCGGCGGTGCGTTGGGCCAAGTCTCGGACAGCGAAAACAAAATGTTGCAGCAGTCTGCCTTTGCATCCTCGCGGACACAAAGCGAAGCGAAATTCCGTCAGTCCGTCAAAGACTATATTGCTAGGCTGGAAGGTTCGCGCGACCGTGTATTGCGTGCGTATGAGGATCAGTTTGGCGAGCGTATCGGCGGCGCGGCAGCAAAACCGGCACCTACGAAAACTAAAACAAAGACGCCGACCAGCACGCTCTCAGCGGAAACCCGCGCAAAATACGGATTATAATATATGGCAACTGTCGCGCAACTAGAAGCCGCTTTGATGAAAGCAGATGCTGCTGGCGATGAAGCTGCGGCGCGCGAGATTGCGGCGGAGATCAAACGCACGCGTACAGCGAAACCAACTAAGCAGGCCCCGAAAGCTGGCCGCCTAGAGTCGGTTGTGTCTGGGATTGAACGCGGTATGCAGCCGATTGCAGAGGCGTTAGATTATCTTAATCCGTTAAGCTACATAGGCCCGCAGAAGTCTACCCAAACTAGAAACCAGTTAGCGCGGCAAGGCGCAAGGGCGCAGCAAGATCGGCCTAACTACTTTACCGGCGGTAAGATTGCAGGTGAAATCATTGCGACAGCGCCGCTGATTGCTGCTGGCGGTGGCGCAATTCAAGCTGGCGGTAAGGCGCTTGGCACGGTCGCGCCGCGTGTAGGTCGTGTCGTCCAGCGCGTCGGCGCTGCGACACGCACCGGCGGTATCGGTTCTGGCCGCACGGCTGCACAGACGGCGGCACTGACAAAAGGCCAGCGCGTCGGTCAACTTGCCGAACGTATGGTCGGCGGGGCTATCGCCGGCGGCGCTGGTGCCGGTCTAACTGGTCAAGATGTCTCGCAAGGTGCAGCTTTCGGCGCAGGATTACCTGTGGTCGGTTCTATCCTTGGCCGCATCGGCGGAAAGGCCGTAGACCTTACCCGCCTATCCAAAGTCAAAGCCGGACAAATCATCCGCGAGGCGCTGGGCGAAAACGTGGAAGAAGCCGCAGCGGCTTTCCGTGCGTTGTCGCCTGACGATCAGCGTCTGGCGCAGCAAGTCTTAGTTGAAGCCGGTGTTGAGCCTAGCCCCTTCTTTGGTTTAGGAAATATCGCCGCTAGTCAAATGGACCCTGACGCTCCAGCACGTATATTGGCGCAGCAAGAAGCGGCACGTTCTGCAAGATTGGCTGAAGCCGCTGGCGGCGAAACAGCGACGATGCAACGGTCGGCAGCAGAGACAGGCCGCCGTGCCGTCACCGAAGCCACTGGCCCTACGCGCGACACGGCACTGGCACGTGCTAACGTCGCCGGCCGCGTCGTTCCTGAAGCAGAAGCCTTGGCAGCAGCAGCCCGTCAACGTGCAGATGAAATCACCGCGTCTGGCTTCGTCCCCCGTATGCGCGGTTTGGAAGAGCGCGCTGGTGAACAGGCCGCCATCATGGGCGACAAGCCTGCGCTATTCCCTGACATGGAACGCATACAGCAGACACGCGGTATAGCAGGTGCGGCTGGCGAACGCGCCGACAAAGCTATAGCAGCGCAGATTGGTTTGCGAGACACCGCACGCGACATGGAAGATGTTGTGGCCGACCTAGCCGCCGAAGGTATGCAGCCGTTGACGGTTGCGCCGATCACGCAGTCCATTCGCGCTATGGCGTCGGCCCCCGGCACACGCGCATCTAAACTACAGCGCCGTGCATTGGTTACGGCAGCCAACCAGCTTGACGCATTGGCCGACGCTAACGGCGTGATTGACGCACGCGACCTGTATCAGTTCCGCAAATCTGAATTGGGCGACATTGTCAACGTACTGTTGAGCGGACGCAATATGCCTCCGTCTGGCGTTAAAGAAGGCGCGGCAAAACTGATGGGCGACATCCGCCCCATGATTGACGACGCCATTGAAGGCGCCGGCGGCGTAGGCTTTAAGGATTATCTGACCCGCACGCGTCAGGGCTTCGAAGTTATTAACCGTCAAGAAGTTGCAGCGAAAGGCGCACAACTAGCCAAGGAGTCGCCAGACGAGTTTACGGCGCTCATGCGCGGCGAACGGCCTAAGATTGTTGAAGACATCATGGGTAAAGGTACGAAGCAGTACGACATCGGCGGTATGGCGCTGGCCGATCCTGCGCGGTATTTGGCGATGAAAACGTCGGCGGACGAATTGGAAACGCTGAACAGGATGGCGCAGCTAGGCACTCGCGGCGAACCGCGGGCAGGCAACATCTTGCGGTCGCAACAGCCCGGCCTATTGTCGCGGGGCTTGGGTACGCTAGTGCGGGCGAAGTTCCCTGCCGTAGCGTTCGCAGGCACCGGCGCGCAGAACGTCGAGAGCGCGCTTGTCAACCCTAACGTCCAGCGCGAGATTGCTAACGCGTTTACCAGCGGTCGCAGCGCATTGAACGCTATGGAGCAGTACCCGACTGCGGCTCAGTTCTCTGAGTATCTCAGCACACTACCGTCGCCGGTGCGTAACGCATTTGCTCAGGCAATGCGCGCGTACAATACACAGTCTTCTAACCAGTAAAAGGTACTGCCGTGACTTCTATTGACCAGACCCAAGCACAACTCAACACGCACGAACAGGTCTGCGCGTTCAGGTACGAGAGTATCTGTGCACGGATGAAGCGCATTGAAAGCATTGGTATCGGCGCTGCTGGTACGATCATTATGCTGCTGGTCGGCATCCTGCTAAGTCTATTGCAGAGGGGCCTTTAATGACCATCATACTAGGCCAGCGCAGTCTAAACCGGCTTGAGGGCGTCCACCCTGATCTGGTGCGCGTCGTCAAGAAGGCCGCGGCGCTGTCGGACCTCGACTTCACGGTGCTGGAAGGTCTGCGTACCGTCGAGCGCCAGAAGCAGTTGGTCAACCAAGGCGCATCACGGACAATGAATTCACGCCACATCACCGGACACGCTGTTGACCTAGCGCCGATGATTGGCGGTAAAGTATCATGGGATTGGCCGCTGTATCATCGGCTGGCCAAGATCGTGAAGTCCGCCGCGGCGGACGAGAAAGTCCCGCTCCAATGGGGCGGCGATTGGCGTGCTTTCAAGGACGGCCCACATTGGGAACTGCCTTGGAAGTTTTATCCTAAGGGAGAATGACATGAATTTTGTAAGCTGGTTGTTACATCGTTTGAAAGAGCCAAGTACTTACGCAGGTTTCGCCGGCCTCGCGCTGGCGTTTGGCCTGTCTGACGCTGAGTGGGTTGCCATTTCCACAGTGGTAGCTAGTTTGGCAGGCGTAATCGCTGTGTTCCTGTCTGAAAAGCCTGCGCCAGACGCATGATAAAACTACTGTCGTCTTTGCTGTCGTTGCTTGACCGCCTCTGGGCGGCGTGGAACGAAAACAAGTTGCGTCAGCAAGGACGTCAGGAAGCTATCAAGGAAGCGAACGATGAGATTAACAGACAAATCGAACTTGGTGAAGCTGCCATTGCTACTCCTGATCCTGAACGCGATGAGCGGCTGCGCGACCGTTTCGACAGAAGCCGTACCCCTAAATAGCTATTGTGCTATTGCAAAACCTATCACCTATGACGCGACAAAAGACACGCCTGAGACGGTAGCCGAAGTCGAACTACATAACGGTGTTTTCATTTGCTTGTGCGAGGATGATTGCCCGAAAGGCTAAGAGCCATGCCCGCCCGTGTAACCATTGACGAGAATTTATTTAAATACTGCACCCCAAGACAGCGCGAAATTTTAGAAGCCATAGACCGCCTTGGCAGTGCAAAGGCTGCATCTCTTGAATTGGGGTTAAACAAAGGCGGCGCCAGCGAGACCTACATCGACGTTAAACGCAAAGCCGCCAAGTTTGGTTACGCCCCGGAGCATGACTTCACCCGGCCAGTGCCGGAGGGCTTTGTCGCCAAGGGCGTCAGCACCTACTACAACTCCGAAGGCAAACCATCCGGCCAATGGGTCAAGGCATCCCTTAGCCATCAGGCGCTCGCAGAGGCCATGCGTGACGCCATCGCAGGCTTCAAGGATGAGATACAGCCAGTGGCTGCTATCGCTGCTCCAGCGGCTTCTGAGGAGCATCTGTGCAACCTCTACACCTTTACTGACTACCATCTGGGTATGCTGGCGTGGCATCAGGAAGGCGGGGCTGATTGGTCCGTCTCCATCGCAGAGAAAACTATCATCGCTGCGCTCATACAAATGGTCAATCAAAGCCCTAACGCACACACAGGGGTACTCAATATCCAAGGTGACTTCCTGCATACGGATGGCAAGACACCTGTGACGCCCGCGTCGAAACACGTTCTGGACGCGGACAGCCGCTTCCCCAAGATACGCCGGGCAGCGATACGAATCATACGCTCACTGGTGACGGTCTGTTTGCAGCGCCATCAGGAAGTGCAACTGATTATTGCCGAAGGCAACCACGACGAGGAGAGCGCCGGCTGGCTGTCCGATCTGTTCGCGGTGCATTACGAAGAAGAGCCGCGCGTCACTGTCAACGACAGCGTCCTGCCGTTCTACGTCTTCGAGTGGGGTACTACCATGCTGGGTGTGCATCACGGTCACAAAGTCAAGAACGAAAGTCTGCCGCTGCTATTCGCCGCACAGTTTCCGCAAAGCTGGGGCCGCACGACCCGCCGTGAGATACACTGCGGCCACCGACATCATCGTGATGAGAAGGAATACAATGGTGTGACAGTTGTGCAACACCCTACACTTAGTGCTAGGGACGCATACGCTGCACGCGGCGGCTGGATTGCAGACCGCGCTGCTTGGGCCATCACTTACCATAAGAACTACGGCGCTGTTGGCCGCGTCATGGTCACAACTGAAATGCTAGAGGACGCGTAAGCTGTCGTACCAACGCTCCAGATACCAGATAGCCTTACGTACCTCTTGCCCTACCGCGTCCTTGCGGCCTGCCCGGCTGATGTACTTCAGGGCATTACCGCGGCAGTAGCCGGCGAACTCTTCCGGCGATAGCTTCGCCTGAATGTAGTCAATAGCTTCTATGCCGCCGGCCTTGTAATGGTCAGGCTCGACTGCCGCTTTAAACTTCAGCGCCTCTGCCCATGCGCCAGCATCGCTCTTGTCGTCTATCATCGTGAAAGTCCTTCCATAATCTCACTACGCTCTCTTGCCGTCCGCATTGCAGAGTATCGCTGATGCAACCGCCGGGCGAGGGCTGGCCGCTTGTGCGTCTGCAATTCAACGTCCAGTGCCTGCTTCAGTTCGTCTTCTGTAAGGTCGGATAGCACGGCGATCATCGACCGCCAGTTTAGTTTACTCATTTATCAATTCCATATATCTGCTGTGTGGTCGCGGGGTGGTGGACGAACGCCAATTCTAATTCGTCGCGTTCTTTAATAGCTACGCCTTTCACTATGATTGCTGGCGGGCGGTCTTCAAAGTCCTTGTCGTAATAGCCGACCAGCCGTGCGCCCTCGTCGGTTACTGAATGGCAGTAGTATGTAAAAAATTTAGTTTGCATCTTTTAGTTCCTCTAATGCTATGTCGGACACCGCACGCTTGTCGTGCAGCGCCGCCCATATGCGTTCGTCAATAGTCTTTTCAGTCAGCATCACATAGACCCAAACATCCTTGGTCTGGCCGCTGCGGTGCAGGCGTCCGACCGTCTGCTCGTACAACTCCAGCGACCACGGCAGCGACAGGAACACCATGTGGCATCCGCCATGCTGTAGGTTCAGGCCATGCCCTGCCGACTTAGGGTGGACCAACAGCAACTCGACTTGCCCCGCGTTCCAGTGTTCGATGACGTTGGGGTCATCCATCGTCTTGGCGCGGGGGAAGCGCCGCTTCAGTTCAGCCAACTCTTCCTGATATGTGTACGCAATGATGGTGTTGGCCCGCTGGTTCTCTGCCAGCAGTTCTTCCAGCCGTTCAAACTTGTGGTTGCTAAACCAGATGGACGGTGTGCCAGCGCCGCGGTTGTAGACAAACCCAGACGCCATCTGTTGCAGCTTGGTCGTCGCCGCCGCCGCGTTCTGCGCTACGATCTGGTCGCTGCCAAACCGTGTCACATACTCGCGCTTCATCTCATCATACGGCTTGCGGTCGTCCAGCGCGACGCGCACCTCAGTGACGTGGCATGGCGGCAGCTTGTCCTTATACTCGCCCGGCTCCAGCACGAACGTCGCAGGACGTATGCGGTCCATGACTTGCTCCAGTGCGCCGGCTGCCGGCACCCATTGACCAAACTCGCGGTTGGTGCAGATGAAATACTGCTGCATGAACGCACCCTTGGCACGGCCCAGCAGCCCTTGGTCAATAATTTTGCATTGGCCGAAGACATCCTCCAGCCCGTTCGACGTGAACGAGCCTGTCAAGCCCCAGCGTACCCTCATCGTAGACATAATTTTCTCCAAAGCCTTAAAGCGTTTGCCGCTGGGGTTCTTCAACCGCGTCAGTTCGTCAAACACCACTCCATCAAAACTTGATAAATCCTCTAGCTTATCCAGATTGTCGTAGTTAATAACCACGACACTAGCATCACTCTTGAGCGCGGCGGCGCGCTGCGACGGGGGGCCAACAGCCAGCGCGGGAGTGATGCTAGACCACTTGGGTGCTTCCGCCGGCCAGACATCCGTGCAGACACGCTTTGGCGCCACCACCAGCCAGCGGTTGACGATGCCATCGCGCAGCATCTCATCCATCGCCGTCAAAGTAATGGCGGTCTTGCCCGCGCCGACAGGCGCAAGGATCATGGCGCGGTCGTTCTCGTACAGAAACGTCGCCGCCTGCTCCTGATACGGCCTTAGCTGAAGCGTTTTAGCCACTCGTCAATCTCCTCTACCGACCACAGGCAGGCGTAATGCTGCTTGGTGTGCGTCATTTCATCTGCAAAGATACGCTGCAACGCAGACAGACGCCCGCCAGCTTTCTTCAGTTCAATAAACCAAGCCTCACCGTTGGGCATACAGGCTATGCGATCAGCGACGCCTGCCTGCGTAACGCTGCGGAACTTATAGGCAAAGCCGCCGGCTGCCCGCACACGTTTACAGAAGTACCGCTCTATTTCTTTCTCAGTCATGACGAAGGGCTACTACAAAATTTTTTGCATTTCAAGCATTGCATCAAATTTTGTTGTGTGTATATTGGCCGCTCAATCAGTAAAGGAAGGTTCAGTATGCAGCATAGTAAGATAGTCGGCGGCTCGACCGCCAAGCGCGTCATCAACTGCCCCGGCAGCGTGGCGCTGGTAAACAAGATGCCGCCGCAGCCCAGCAGCAGCTACGCCGACGAAGGTACGCTCTTGCACGACACCATTGCGGACATTCTGGATAAGGATGCACTGCCAGAAACGTATCTGGGCCGCAAACACAACGACGCCGTGCTGACCCAAGACCTGATCGACAATAAGCTGCACGTTGCGTTAGACGGGCTGCTTCAGGTCGATCCTAATCTGGAGATGGAATATGCGGTTGAAAGCAGGGTTGGTTTTGGTGATTTTCTGCCTGACGTTTTTGGTTCTACCGATCTTCTTGGTCGCATTGGTGATAGAGCGATTGTTCTGGATTGGAAGTTTGGCGATGGCGTGGCTGTCGAGGCCACCGAAAACGCCCAGCTTCTCTTCTACGCTGCGGCGGCTAAACGCACGGCGGAAACAGCGTGGGCCTTTGAAGGCGCCACCGAAGTCGAACTAATTATTGTCCAACCGCCCTACGTCAAGCGGTGGGTGACCACACTAGACCGCGTTGACGCGTTCGAGAAAGAACTTGCCGCTGCCGTCAAGGTTGCGATGCAGCCAAACGCGCCGTTGGCGTCAGGCGACCATTGCAAGTGGTGCGCTGCAAAGCCTGTCTGTCCTATCATGACGGGCGCTGTAGACCGCGTGCTGAAGGCTAAGATGGAAGCGTTGCCTGTCGAACAGATAGCGCATTATCTTGAGCAGGTGCCGCTAATCGAAGGGTTTATCAAGGACTTGCAGCAGTTGGCGCATGGACTGTTGGAAGAAGGCCAGAAAGTCCCCGGATGGAAGCTGGTCAACAAACGCGCCACAAGACAGTGGACAAATGAAGACAAGGCTGTAGCATTCCTGACCAGTGTTGGTGTAGAAGCATGGGGCGACCCCAAGCCGCTGTCACCAGCCCAAGCGGAAAAGGCTTTGAAGAAAGCCAAGATAGAATTGCCGGCGGACTTAGTTGTCGCCGTCTCCAGTGGCTCTACCCTTGCGCCGGCAAATGATGCACGGCCAGAGGTTTTGCAAATCGGACAGATGCTTACCAAAGCTATGTCTAAAATCCAGTAACAGAAAGGTACAATACAATGTCGAACATCACTACTTTTGGCGGCGCTAACTTGCCGTCCGTACAATCACTCTCTGGCGCTTTGCGTTCCATTCAGTCTGATGCCGGTGCAACTGGTTCAGTCATTCTGAAGATGGACAAGACAGGCCATTGGGTATTCGGTGCAGACCAGACCGAAGTCGAGGAAGGCAGCCTGTGGGCCGCTAATCCTTTCTCGTTCGTGCATGGCTTCATCGCATGGGGTAACGGCGAAGTGCTGGCTGAAAAGCTGGTGCCAGTGTCAGAGCCGCTGCCATCGTTGGACTTAGCGCCATCAGGTGCAGCACGCGGTTGGGAAATGCAGGTCGGCATGATGCTGGTATGCACCAACGGCGAAGACAAGGATATGCAGGCACGCTTCACGGCTACGTCAGTCGGTGGCAAGCGTGCAGTGCAGGCATTGGCTGTTGCCATTGCCGATCAGGTCGAGAAAGACCAAACTAAGCCTGTGCCATTGCTCTCGCTGAAGACTGAGCATTATCAGCACAAGACCTATGGCCGTATCTATACACCTATCTTTGACATCACTAACTGGGTGTCGATGGATACTGATGCCGTTGCCGAAACAGAGGACGCGGAGTTGGAAGTCGCCGCAGAACCTGAAGCCGCTGGGGGTGCGCGTCGTCGCCGTCGCGTAGTCTAAGGGGGCGCGAAAGCCGGGGCGCGTTGGGGCGCTCCGGCAAGTAGCAGAAGAGTGAGAACTTCTATGTCTAAATTATGGATCGACTTTGAGACGCGGAGCCGTTGCGACTTACGCAGCCGCGGCGTCTACAATTACGCGCAGGACGCCAGCACCGACGTGTTGTGCATGTCCTACGCATTTGATGACGAAGACGTGCGGACGTGGCTCCCCGGTGAGCCTTTCCCGCGCGCTGTCAAAGACCACAAGGGGCTGGTATACGCGCACAACGCAGCGTTCGAGCGCCTGATATTCTGGTATGTCCTTCAGGTAGACTTCAAGCTGGAGCAATTCTATTGCACCGCAGCACAAGCCCGCGCCAACTGTGCGCCGGGCAGCCTTGAGGACGTAGGCCGCTTCGCTGGCGCTACCATGAAGAAAGACCATCGCGGCGGACAACTGATCCGCCTGCTGTCCATCCCGCAGCCAGACGGCACGTTCCGCGAGGACGCCAAGCTGATGCAGGAGATGGTCGATTATTGCGAACAGGATGTCAGGGCCATGCGCGCCATCGCGCAGGCGCAGCGTCCGCTGTCGGCTGATGAGTTGGCCGACTACCACACGAACGAGCGTATCAACGACCGCGGCGTGCTGCTTGACAGACCGCTGGCGCAGGCGGCGGTGCGCTACGCTGAAGCAGAGATGGTCGAGATACAGAACATCGTTGCAGAGGTGACGCAGGGCGAGATAAAGTCCGTCCGCAGCCCCAAGATGCGTAAATGGGTGCTGGACAGGGTAGGGCCGCAGGCGCTCGAATTGGCTACCATACACAAGGACGGCGAGACCAAGTTATCTATTGACAAGAACGTGCGCGCTAACCTGCTCACGCTGGCGGAGGAGAACCCAGATGAAGTACCATCAGAAGTTGCGGAAGTCATCCAGTGCGCGGACGATCTGTGGGCATCGTCCGTTGCGAAATTCCAGCGTGCAGCGGCGCTTGCTGATGAGGAGGATTTTCGAGTTAGAGGAGCATTTGTATTTGCAGGAGGCAGTGCTACAGGGCGTGCTTCATCATTTGGGCTTCAGGTTCATAACTTCCCCCGAAAGTGCGCCGCCGACCCTGCATTAGTGCGGCAGGCTATGGTGCGCGGACACCAGATTGTACCCGCGCATGGCCGCCGTGTCACTGACGTGCTGAAGGGTATGCTACGCCCTGCGCTGATGGCCGACAAAGGCAAGCGGCTTGTGGTGGCCGATTGGGCAGCCATCGAAGCGCGGGTGACGCCGTGGGCGTCGGACAGCATCTTTGGCGTCAGCAAGCTGGACATCTTTGCCAAGGGCGAGGACGTGTACAAGCACAACGCTATGGCGACCTTCCATGTCGGCTATGACGACGTTGACAAAGACCAGCGCCAGATCGGCAAGGTGCAAGAGTTGGCGTGCGGCTTTGCCGGCGGCGTCGGTGCCTTTGCCAGCATGGGCCGCATCTACGGCTTGCTAATGTCAGAGAGCGACGCAAAGCGCATGGTGGACGCGTGGCGCAGGGCTAACAAGTGGGCCGTGCCGTACTGGTCTGGCCTTGAAGACACTTATATGCGCGCCATGCGGAACAAGAACCGCGAATTCAAGATAGGCCGCGTCACATATTTATTCGACGGGCTGCATCTTTGGTATGCCCTTCCGTCTGGCCGTGTGTTATGTTATCCTTTCGCTCGTTTTGACGACGAAGGCAACCTGACCTATGCCAAGGCTTCTTGGAAGCCAGCCGCTGACGCTAAGGAATGGCCTAGAGCGCGGCTGTGGCGCGGTCTGGCGTGTGAGAACATCACGCAGGCTGTTGCCAACGACTTGCTGCGCTACGCCTTGCGGCAGTTGGACGATGTAGTGCTGCACATCCACGATGAAATCGTCTTGGAAGTGCCAGAAGATGACGCAGAGGCCGCCGCAGCGCGGCTGGTGCAGATAATGTGTACGCCGCCACCTTGGGCCGCAGGGCTACCCCTGAACGCTGAAGTGGCAAT